GTCACAGCATCGATGCTTCCGCTCTCCGCCAGCGTCACAAAGGCGATCTCCGTTGCTTTTCTCGTTTCTTCCATCACCTTTATCCTTTCCACATACCTGTAATGCTCGCTGATGGTATAGAAGTCGTAGCGCGTCCCGTCCTCGTCCGTGTCGCTGTGATAGTGCCGGTCGATGCGGCAGCGGTCTGTGATGCTGCTGTCGTCGTACTCCCGCACCGTGGTCAGGTATTCACCCTCCCGCAGCGCGGGGCCGCCCACGATTTTCAGGTTTTCCCGTTCTACGCCGCCGATAACGCTTGTTCCGTAGACGTATTCCATCTTGCCCGCTCCTTTCTTGCGTGTTCTCTGACCACGCATTTCAATTTCCGCTGCAAACCCGCCTCCACATAGCTCTGGAAAAAGTGGACGTGATTGCAGTGCTTCATCTGGCCCAGTCTGGATAAAAGCCCCTGCGCCAATGCGGGCTTGATCGCGTGGTGCCGCCGCATGGCACGGCGGCAGGCGGAAAGAGAATGTTTCAGGCGCACCATGTTTCGTTTCCGCAGCAGGGTATACCCTCGCCCGAAGCGATACCCCAGCGCCGCCACCGTCCGCTTTGCCGTCGGATAGAGCTGCCACTTGCCGTTCAGCCGCAGGCCGTGTGCCGCCAGCCATTTCTCGATCAGCTCCCGCAGCCGCCGCAGCTTCCGCTTGTTCCGCCCGAACAGGGTAAAGTTGTCCATGTACCGCAGGTAGTGGTCGCACAGACCGCTTTCCCGTATCAGCCGGTCGAGTGGTTGCAGCACCGTGTTGGCAAACCATTGGGAAAAGTAAGCGCCGATCAGAATGCCGTGCTTCATCAGCCGCTCGCATACCTCCAGCATCCGCCGGTCTTTCACCAGCCGCCGGAGCCGCTTCATCACCGTCTCCGCTGTCAAACTGTCGTAGAAATGGTGGATGTCCAGCTCCTCGGCGTACTTCGTCCCTTTCGGGTCTGTCCGCATCCACTTCTTGATGGCCCGAACGCCGTAATGGATGCCCCGGTTTCGGATGCTCCCGCAGCAGAAATTGTCCATGCCCCGCATCATGATCGGCTCCAACACCTGAATGACCGCGTGATGCACATACTGGTCAGGCCACAGTCTCGGCTCCGATATGTCCCGCCACTTGCCAGCGCTCTTGTCCCAGCGCCGCGCAAGCCTCGGCTCGTTCGCCTCGTAACCGCCTGTAATGATCTCCCGCAGCTCTTTTACATAGCGGTCAACGTCCGCCTCCACCCGTGCCACCGTCCGGTTTGGCCTGTGGTGCGGATGGAAGCGGTGTGTCACGTTCACAGCGAAGATCGCCAGCCGCAGGTTTTCTTCCGATACCAGCTTTGGAAATAGGTTGTTTGCTCGTTTCATCAGGAATGTTTTCCTCCTTTTAGCCTCACGGTCTTTCCACCGCCCCCGCAGGTTGCGGGAGTGTACTAAACCGTGTCCTGATGGCTTATCTGCACCAAGGGGTGCCGAGGATGTCCGCGCCCCGGCGTGGGTCTTTGCGTTGCCGGGTATGGAGGTGGGTAGCCAGTCCATAAAAGGACGCGGCAGCCGATGTTCGCGTTCGAGTTGGACGCGCTGTTGTAGTTCACGTAGAACAGCCCGTGGTTCCCGTTCTGGTTATAGTTACCGCCGAAGTGCAGACACGGGTTGGAAGCATTGAAGTTCCAGTTATCCGCCGAACCAAGAAGCAAGGCACCGACTGCGTGCGCGGTCATCCCCTGTATTTTCAAGCCGCCTGTGCGGCTGAAAACCCGTTAGCCTTTTGCGCGGCCTGCGGGCCGCAGGATACGCAGAGGGGGATGCTTCCCCCTCTGCACTCCCCCGTCAGGGGAGTTTTTGGAGGCGGCAGCCGATGTACGCGTACGAGTTGGACGCGCTGCTGTAGCTCACGAAGAACAGCCCGTGGCTCCCGCTCTGGTCATAGCTACCGCCGAAGCGCAGACACGGGTAGGAAGCATCGAAGTACCAGTAATCCGCCGAATACGTCATCTCACTCCCGCCCGATGCCGTGGGATAGATAACCCATTCCAGCCCGGCCACCGTTGCCACGGTAAAGGCGCTGGGCCATCCGCTCGACGGAACGCCCACGGCGGTGCCGCCGCTGTTGTCGCTGAAACTGCTGGGCGTGTTGATGATGTTCAGGCCGTTGCTGTTGTAGTAGCAGCCGTCGCCCCAGTCATACACGTTGTCCCACAGGCCCTCGATGTAGCGATACTGCGTACCGAGGCCATAGCTGTCCCGGCTCGCAAGCGTCGTTCCGGTGTGATAGGGCATACTGTCCGTATAGCCCATATTCTCCGTTGCGCTGTTGTTGCCGCAGCCCTTGCCGATGGTTTTCTGGCTGTTCCAGTCCGCGAACTCCACAAGGTACAGCATCCAGATCGTCATGCGCATCTGAATGTCGCTCTGCCAGATGTTGCTCCCCAGATTGTGGATGCTCGTGCGGGCCGTACTGCGTGTGATATTCGCTTTCGGTTTTACGCCGGACTGGCTCTTGTAGTTGTTGGTGTTGCAGTGATAGCGGCCAATGTACACAATGTCCCGCTCTCCCTTGCCGTCCCCTCGGTCGGCGTGGGCTGGGGAGACGTGAAAGCCGTCCGTTTCCTTATCCGCGATCTGGAGTTTCAGGCTGTTCCCGCTCTTTGTCCACTTGTACCAGAACTTCGGGATAGCCACCAGCTCACCGGCCACCGCATCCGTCACGCGCACCATCCCGCTCCACGGGTACAGGTTGTCAAATGGGCTTCCGTAACTGGTTGCCCCCGCCCGGTACGGGGTCGGGTTCACGAAGCTGGCGGCCTCGTCCGTCCGGCTCCACACCGTCGTGCTGGTTCCATCCCACACCACGCCGTAGATGTGCCGATAGGCCAGCTTCACATTTACCGTCTGTCCGTCCGCCGTGATGGTTGCGGTATCCTCCGCCGTCTCTCCGCTCTTGGTGGCGGTGATGGTGTAGGTGCCGCTTTCCGTCACGGTGAAGTCCACCGTCCCCGTTGCAGATGCCGTTTTGCTCTGCGTCTTGCTTCCCTTGGTGCAGGTGACGGTGGAGCCGCTGTCAATGCTCACGCGGATGGTCGCTGTGAAGTAGGATAGCGTCGCCGTGTACTGCTGCACCACAGAGACCGTCACCGTATCCGTGGCAGTCTGCCCGTTCTTGGTGGCCTTGATGGTGTATGTTCCGTAGTCCTCCACATCAAACGTCCATTTTCCGCCGCTCTCCGTTGCGGTGTATACCTTGGTTCCCAGCGTGGCCGTCACCGTGGAGCCGGTGGGCGCGGTCACAACGATCTGCGCCGTCATGCCTACCTGCGGCAGACTGTCCGCGCTGAGCTTGCCGTCTGCCCCCAGCGTCGGGATGCCGTTCGGCACGTTGATGGGGAGCTGATCGGTGTCCATCTTCCCGTCCGCGCCGAGACCTGCCACGCCGCCCGGCGTATTGACAGGGAGCTGGCCGGTGCCAACCTTGCCGTCCGTTCCGATGCCCGCAACGCCGCCCGGCGTATTGATGGGGAGCTGGTCGGTGCCAACCTTGCCGTCCTCTCCCAGTCCGGCCACTCCGCCCGGTGTGTTGACAGGGAGCTGGCTGACCGGCACCTTTCCGTCTGTCCCCAGCCCCGCCTTTTTGGCAAGAGCCGCCGCCACCGCACCGCTGGTCAGCAGCTTGTCACTGTTCTCCGTCGGCACCGTGTCGAACGTCTGCGCCGTAACGCCGCCCTTGCCGTCGCCTTTCAGGATACCGCTGGCGGTGATCTTGTCCTGCTTGTCCGTAATGGCCTGACGGATACCCTCGTGCGCGTTTTCATCCTCGTTGTGTGCCTTGATGGCAGCCGCCATGCTTTCTGCTGTCACCAGCGCCGAAGCGTCGATGGTCACCTGCAGCGTCCCGCCGCTGCCCGTAAACTCCAGCAGCCCGTAGAATGTGTACACATAGTCCGGCACGTCCGTCTTGCTGGGGATTTCCACGCCCGCGTCCGTATCCGTCTGAAATAGGGCGATCAGCCTTGCCGCGCCGCTGTCCAGCTTTGCCCAGATACCGAGCTGGTTCAGGGGGTAACCTGTTGCCAGCGGGGTAACTTGCAGTTGCAGCTTTTGTCCCTGCGCCGTCGTCTTGTTGGATAGGATGCTGACTGTCTGCTTTTCACTCACAAGCGCCGTCTGCGCCAGCATCGCCGCCTCGCTCACGCGGCCTGTTCCCGCCGCCGCGCGGGTGATGGTCAGCGTCTTTCCCGCTGTCCATTGTGCCAGCAGCTCACTGCCGCTGTTGGTGATAACGCCTTTCCATGCCACTTTTCGTTTCCTCCTGACTTAGAATTTCGATGCGCTGCCGAAGTCAACCACCGCCGCGCCAGCCATAGCCGCGATGCCGTAGGCCGTTGCGGTGCCGCCCGCATCGTAATATTCCACTTCCTCCAGATGTGCGCTGAACCGCTTGGCAGCGGCGAGCCGACGTTCGATCTCCGCGATGGTCATGGCGGCGAACTTCTGCCGTTCCTCCACGGTGGTGATGTTTACCCGCAGTCTGAACTTTCCGTGGGAGCCGCCGTACTCGAACCATTCCTCCAGCTTTGTTCCCGGATAGATCGCGTCGGCCTGCGTTCTTGCAGCTCCCGCAGTTCCCATTGTTCGCCGGATGTTCAGCGCCGTCTTGACGATGCGCCGCTTCTGCTCGATGTCGTACCCTGTGTCGTACCAGTCGATCTTCCAGTTCACGGCCAGCGCGTCCAGCACCTCCTCGGCCACGGTGTCGATGGCGGTGTATATCTGACTTCCCGCGATATAGCCCATCGTCTTTTGGTGCAGCTCCAGCATCGCCATGGATAGGGCCTTTACCCACGGCTGTTCTCCCAGAATGCGCGGCAAGCCGTCGGCGATTTGGGCATTTTTCAGGCTCTTAATCATCCTCCAGCCCTCCATAGGTGGCGGCGGCCCCCGTGCATTTCGGCAGCTCCGTGGTGTCGATCACGGTGTCTACGGGGGCGGTCAGCGTTACCCGCTTGGCCCCCGCTTCCCGCAGCCGGGCGATCAGCTCCGTCGGGTTGATGTCTCGCCCCAACTTTCTTTGCCATGTCTGGAAGTCCGCCACCGCCGCCGCGATGCGGCTTTGTATCTCACTCACGCTTCGCTGGTCGCTTTCCGCGATCCAGTATTTCACGGTGATGGCGTATTCCACCTCGTCCGGGGCCAGCGCCGTCACCTTGTCGCACAGCGGGCGGATGGTCTCGTCGTCCAGATAGGCCGCCATGGCCGTCAGCTCCGTGCTGTTGGGGACGCGCAATCCGTTCTCGTCCTCGATCACGAAGTAGATATTTACCTCGTCCGGCAGCGGGCTGACGATGCGCACGTCGGCTACATCACCCCGCCACTCCCGCGCGTAGTATTCATAGGCATCGCGCGGCCCGGCGCAGCTATATACGCTGGGGGCGAGGTAGATGCGCCGTGTCAGGCTGTCGTCGTCCTCTGCGTCCAGTCCGCCGGTGCTTGGCGTGGTGTTGCTCACGCTGGCAACATAGGCGATGGGGTCAACCAGTATCTTGATGCCGCCGGACAGAATGCCGTTGCTGTCCGCTCCGGCCTCCTCCGCCTGCACCACCACGTCGGTGTAGGTCTCTCCCGCCGCTATCTCGCCGTATTCCACGGTGTTGAAGTATTTCCCGTCCTCGCTCTTGACCCGCGTTCCCGTCGGAATGGCCGTCGCGCCGCTTTGCGCTTCCGAAAGCGTAAATCGCACCGTCGCCGTGGCCCGGTTTGCCTCCTTGCGCGTCAGCCCCACAAGAGCGGCCAGCGCATCCAGCGCGTCTCCGGTACTGGTTTTCAGCATTTCCATCCGTCCCTTTGCGTCGGCGTACTGCATCGTCTGATACTCCATCGCGCAAAAGGCTTTCATCAGCAGGTTCAGCGGGTCGGCCTCGCCGATCTCCGGCTCCTTTCCTGTGGCCTCCCGGTAATACTTGGTGTACAGCTCGCGGAGCTGTTCTTCCGTCTCCTGCAAAGTCATGCTTTCGATGAAGCTCAGCTCCGGGCAGTTTGCCAATTCAGCGATATTAGACAAGCTCGATCACCACCTTTGGCGTCATATTTCCGTCCTGCGATTTTCCCGCAGTCCATTCCACACGGACGACACGCGCCCGTGGCTCATACTGTTCTGTCTTGCGCACATACTCCGCCGCCAGCAGGACTTGCGCATTTTCCTGCGGGCAGTCGATGATCGTCCCGTCGATGCCGAACTCCCTGTCAAGCGCCTGCTCTCCGGCCCTCGTGGCGTAAAGCACCTGCAAATTGCGGTACACCTCCGCCGCCGTGCTGTCGTTCGCGCTCCCCGGCAGTATCTCGATCACCGCGTTTTCCGTTGATAACATGGCTGCCTCCTTACAGGTATTCCTCGATGGTCAGGCTCACCTTGCACTCCACCATCGCGCCGCCGTGCAGCACCGCGCCCCACTCGTCGCTTATGTCCGTGATCTTGAACGGATACGGCGATACCGGCGAGCCGCCCACGATGAACCAGTCCGCCGCGTTGGTCTCCGCCATGCGCTGAAAATGCCGCAGAACACTTCGCGGGTTTACCCCGTCCTGCGCCCGCAGCAAAAGATCGAACTGGTATTTCCGCAGCTTCGGGGCAATCCACTGGCTCCGCGCCCGTGCGCCTGTCCGGTTGTGGGTCGCCCAATCGCTGCCCCCTTGGCCTTTCAGCCCGCTCGGTGTCAGGATGCGCCGGTCGCTCACCGTGAACGTCATGCCCATGTAGCTTCCCAATGCCACTTTTCGCCCCTCCTTACTTATCCGGCTTTCCCACCGCGCCGCTCATGTGCGTGTGGTTCACAAGGCTCACGCCGTTGATGGTGATGTCTCCGCTCGCCGCCGTGGCGTTGATCTCCGGGGCTGTCAGGCTGATTTTGGTGGGGCTTCCGATCTCCACATCCCCGGCCTCCGTCACCTTTACATTTGCGCCGTTTATGGTGATCTCCGCGTCGCCACCCTCTACCTCGATCTTTGCGCCTTTTTTTGCGGCGAATGTGTACTTGCCTCCCGCCGTCACACTCAAAGCGCCTGCGGCCTCGATGCTCACAAAGGTTCCTGCCTCGATGCTCACCGTTGTCCCCGCCACGATGCCAACGCCGGTTTTGGCGTTCAGGCTCATGCTGGCGGCGCTGCTCTTGGCCTGAAACTGCCCGCCCGCCACAAGGCTGATTGCGCCTTTCGCCTCGTCGTATATCTCGCCGTTGCAGTTGCGCCCCGTCCGCCGGTTCACATACTGGGTGTAAACGCCGGTGTTCTCGTCGTAGCGCTCATAAGCCAGTCCCCTTTGTGCGGCGTACTCCTTTCGGAACAGGCCCTTGTAGCCCTCCGCCGGGGTGTTGGTCTTGTTCCACACCGTTCCGGTGGTGGTTCCCGCCGCAGCTCCGTTGCTGTTGTGGCTCACGCTCACCACCTGCCCGATGCTGGGCATCTTGTACTCGCCGTTGCTGATAGCGTTGATCTGGCGGGTCACACTTTTTCCCCGGTCAAAGTAGGTCACCTCATAGGTTCCCGCCTTATAGTCGATAGCGCTCACGCGCCCGGTTCTGTTTGTTCCCGCCATTACTTTTTCGCCTCCTCGCTGGCGATGCAGTAGCTCGCAGGCACCCAGCCCGTCACGTTCTGCCCCACCGGCAGCTTTCCGCACCGCGCCGCGCTGTTGGTCACGCGGTAGCGCCCGTTGATCAGGATACCGTCGTACAGCCAGTAGGTGCCGGTCTTGGTTCCCGCCTTGTTCTTTGCCGTGCTGGAAACATACAGCGGAGCCTTGTTCAGCGTGATCGCCTGTCCCGCCTCGCCGCCTGCCGCCGCGCTGGCTGCGCCCGCCGCCGGACTGGTGGTAGCGTAGGTGCTGTCATAGCTCACGCCGCTGTCCGCCGTCTTTTCGTGATACACGATCTTGCCGCCCACGTCCCACGAATGGAACGCCGGGCCGATACCGCTGCACTCAAAGTCGGTGGTCAGTCCGCTGTTGGTGACCTTGTGCGTCACCTTGTCCACAAAGTATTTTCCGTTCAGGTTTCCAAAGCCTGTCAGCGCGATGCAGTTTCCCGCGCTTACCCTCCAGTCTCCGTCCACGCCGAAGCGCAGCTTCACCGTCCCGTGGTTGGCGCTGTTCAGCTCCGCGCAGAGCTGGACGCTGGCATCGTATACGCTGGTAGCCCGCCGGTTCACGCTCTTGGTGTGCGAGCCGCCGCCCACGCTGCACTCGATGTCAATGTCCTTGTCCGCGTCCGTGTAATTGAAGTACCCACCGGTATAGGTGCCGGACAGGGTGGTGGTGTAGCCGAAGCTCCCCGGCCTGATCTGCGAGCGGTCAAAGGTGCGCACGGCCCGCTTTGCCTTGTACTTCTCCCGGTCATACACCCACAGCCGCCGGGCGTACACTTTCAGGATAAGCCCGTACTTTTTGCACAGGCCGTTGTAGTAGCTGCTGTCCGTGCCGTCCTGCTCGTCGCACTCGATGTCGTAGTCGTCGGCATCGTAGGTGAACGCAAGGCCGTACCGCGCGGCGATCTTTGCGCCGATACGTTTGATGCTGGTGTTCTTCCAGATCACGTCCCGCTCCAGCTCCGAAAAGTCACTGTCGCTCGGCTTGCTTACGCCGCCCACCTGTAAGGTCGTCGGCGCGTCCGAAAAGCTCACATCGTCCAGCACGAACAGCCCGCACTCCATGATGCTCCGCTGTCCCTGCCGTTCCCAGTTGTAGCCAAGAATACGCGCTCGCAGCGTCGCGCCCTTTTCCGGCATCCAGCCCAGCAGCCATTTCCTGTCCTGCGCGTTGATGGTGATGTTGATGCTGTCGCTGTTGTCCGCTGCGCTGTCGGTGTAGGTCAGGCTCTCGATGTCGCCGCCTACCTGCCCGGCAAAGGGATAGCTGTTGTAGCGCACATCCAGCGCCAGCCGTCTTGTCTTAATCATAGCTCGCCTCGTATTTCCACGGCGGCAGCAGTCCGTCCCGCTCCTCCTCCAGCGCCGGGGTGTTCAGCTCCACCCCGGCGTTGAAGATAAACGTGTCGATCTCCTGCGGATTTGCCGCCATCAGCACATCGGCATGGTACTCGCTGCCGTATACCTCCTTGGCGATCACATCCCATGTGTCGCCGC